CATATAATACTCAATATCCTGCAAAAATAGGAATATTGCCAACTGATACAAATTACTGGCAACAACAAAATGTACAAGATGGTGCTGATGCTTGGAAAAATACAAACGGAACAGACTTTGTTGCAAGCTCCAATGATATTATTGAATGGGATGGCACTGCATGGCAAATAGTATTTGATGCAAGTGCTGATAAACTTATATACAACGACGAAGTAATTACTACTTTATATACTACAAATCTTAATACAGGTATACAATACTACTGGGACGGCGATCAATGGCTACTAAGTGTAGACGGTGAATATGCCAAAGGTGACTGGTCAATTAAACTAGACGGCTAATTACTAGTATGAACAAGATAATTTGTAGTGGAGCATTATTCTATGCTCTTGACACTAAACGTTTTTTATTTTTACATAGAGCTGGCGGCAAGACTGCCGGTACTTGGGGACTTGTTGGCGGTGGTAGCGAAAACGGTGAAACACCATTTGAAGCCCTCAAAAGAGAGATTGCTGAAGAAGTAACTGAAACAACTCCTATTGTAAAAACTATTCCTTTAGAAACTTTTGTATCTAATGATGCAAAGTTTAATTTTCATACATACCTTGTATGCTGTACAGGAGAGTTTATTCCTATTCTTAATCAAGAACACAGTGGGTATGCATGGGTTGATTTTGGGTGTTGGCCAAAGACGTTACATCAAGGGCTACGTAATACACTACAAAATAAAACTAACCTTTCTAAATTAGAAACAGTATTTCAAGTTATAGATTTACTAGAGGAATAAATGACAGAAAATGTAAAACAAACATCCTATGGTTACGAAGCAACATGGGCTAAAACAGATTCATACTATAGTAAAATTGTAGGCTTTAACAAACCTAATAAAACTAGTATGCACTTTCATAAAGTTAAAAATAAAAGTTGGTTTATTAATGATGGTAATTTTAAACTTAATTACATTGATACTGCAACAGGCGCATTATTTGAATCAAATTTAAAAGAAGGACAAGTATTTAATATACCGGCACTTATGCCTGCAAGTATTGAATGTCTAAGTCCTAGTGGTAGTTTTACTGAAGTTGGCGACATTGACGATGATGCTGACATATATAACTTAACTCCAACAGGAGAAGAACTTGCGCACACTAGCACAGCATAACGACTATGTAGAAGATATTCTGCGTTGGGAACAAGCAATTACACAAGTAACTAATTCAAAAGGAAAACTACATTGCGAACAGTTACTTGCAACTCTTAAAGATAAAATAAAAAATATAGATACAGTACATTCGTCTAGTAGAGGACATGCTAAACTAGCTAATATTAATTCTCTTATTAAAGAAACTGTTGATCTAAGACGTGAGTTAAATAGTCTACTTAAATTTGACTAAATCTTTTTATTTGAATTGATCCAACCATAGCAGGGTGAGCAGTACACTGATATCTATAACCACCTGAATAAGTTTCAGGTATTCTCCAATACAATACACCTTCTGATCTACCTTGTGCTAATGAGCCAGTAGTTTTATTACCATTAGTTTGTACATGGAAAATTTGTGTAGCATCTGTAATTGTAGTTCCTGTAGGATCTTGTATAGCAAATGGATGTCCTTGGGCTCCGTCTAATTTAAACGAAACTGTTGTACCTGACATTACATATATTGTTGGATTTTGTCCTGAATAGTGTGGAAAGAAATTATAAGACTGTGTACCTACATTACCAACTTGAAATTCTACTAATGTGTTTTCTGTAATCTTATCAATAGTAGTACCTGTGTAGTTAATAAATGTACTACCAGTCCAACTTAATAACTGTCCTTTATTATCTAATGGTAAGTTACCAATCCAAGCAATACTAACATCACTTAAATCGTTAATCTCAGTTGCGCCTGCCGCAGGTGGTGTATAAGTAAATGCTCCAGTAGTATTATCATACACAAGTGCGCCTGTACCGCTTGCCGCATTTGCTGTTACACTTAAATCTGTTAATGCAATACCGCCTGATCCTGCAGGAGATGTTGGTTCAAATCTACTGTTAGTATTGTTCCATGCTAACACTTCTCCGTTACCAACTCCAGTAAGATCAACATCACTAAGTGCGCCTACGCTAATAGCATTTAAGTCACTAGCAACTACAGTGTAGTCTGTAATATAACTGCCCAAGTCAGTAATTTGTGATTCTGTTACACTTAGTGCGGCTTGGTGTTGTGTAACACTTGATTGTGTAATATTTGCATCTGGTACATCGTCCCAAACAACTGCCGCTGATAAATCATTTACTTCTGCACTTAATGCTCCAATGCCGCCGGGCGTTGGTGGTGTATATCTAAACACACCTGTTGTATTATCATATTCAATAGCACCGTCACCGTCTGGTGTTCTTTCATTGCCTACACTAAAGTCTGATAGTGTAGCAACAGTTGGTGTATTGGTTAAGTTATTATAGTTTAAAAAGTAAGTACTGTCAAATCCGTCAAAAGTATCTGCATCAGTACCGCCACCGCCTGTTGTAGAGTCAAAGCCTGGTGCCCATTGTGTGCCATCCCACTTTAATACTTGTCCAACTGCTGGTGCAGAAGTTGTTGTATCAACATCACTTAAAAAGTCAATACTGTGTGCATCTAAATCAATATGTAATTCGTTTGTATTAGTAGTAAGCTCTGTAGAAATATTTGTTCTACCTAAAATTTGTAAAGTAGATTCTCCGCTTGCTGTAAATGATCCGTCATCAGTAGTAACTGTTTTAATAACATCTGACGAGCCGCCTACTGCACTAGAATTAATAGTAAGTGTCTTTCCAACAATAGCAGTAGTTACATTTGTTCCGCCAGCAACCGTTAATGCATCAGTTGTATTAGATGCTGTTACTGTTCCTGTATCTGCATTAACTGTTGCAAATAAGTTTTGATCTGATGATGCCGCGCCTGCTTGTATGTTCCATACAGTGCCGTCATATACCCAGGTTACACTACCTTCAGTATAAGTATCGTCTGCATTAGGTGCGTCTGGAAAATTTAAAGCCATATATTAATCCTTGCTGTTACAATATTTATGCAATAATGTTCAGCCCTTCTCCTACTTGAAATCCGAATGAGTTGTTAACGTCTAGTTCTAATACAGTTCCTGTGTTAGCACTTACAGCAGATACAGTTGTTGTAGCGCCGCTTAGACGTCCTTGTATATTAAATGGTGTTGCTGGGTTGCTTGCAAGTACAGCGTTAACTTGAATAGCAATTCCTGATACAATACTAGATACTGCTACATTTGTACCATTGTCATCTAGCCAAGCATTAGTTTCTAATTGAGGTCCGTCTTCATTTAACACTGCTAGTGAATTGGTAAAAGTCATAGATCCATTTGTTCTGTACGGACGTTCTACGCCGTATCTACTAAACATCATTCTATTAGGTGAACCTAAAATACTTCTAGTATTATCATAATCTGAATCATTATTTGCTGTTTCATAAACTACACTTTTACTAACACTAGTCATTAATGTAACTAATTGTTCTGGTGTTTGTAATGAATTTGCTTGTAAGTGTAATGCCGCTAGTCCTGCTATCTGAGGTGCCGCCATTGACGTACCGCTTATTTTCATAATTTTGTAACTACTGTTATCTGGATAATCATAAGTTGTATATCCAGAATCAGCTTCGTTGCTTGATGCACTCATTATTTCAGTACCAGGTGCCCATATGTTTACACCAGGTCCTTTTTTACTAGAATTTGCTGATTGATCAGTACCGCCATTAGTAACATAACTAATATTACCAACATTAAATGCTCTGTCAGAATACGGTGAACTGGGTCTATGATATAGTCTTGATATTCCGCTTACAGAAACAAAGTTATTCCAATCAGTACCTGTTGAAACATCTGCTTTGTAACTATCATTGCCTGCGGCAATAACAACATGAATTCCAGCATCGATCATATCTTCAACTTCTGCATCAGCAAAAGCATTTTGTGCAGGGAATGTTCTGTTACCATCTCCGTTAGGTGTAACTATACCGTAGTCTGTAAATAACTCTGCATCAGTTTGTGTTGTAAATGTCCACGGAGTTCCTCTGTATGTTCCGCTTGAAGGATCAACAGTTGAAGTATTTCTATATCCCCAACTCATGTTTACTACAGTTGGTTTGCCGCTTACTTTATTATTGTGCCATAATCTAATACTATCAAATGCATCTGCAACAGGAATACCAGTACCATCAGTAGCACCTATTAACTCTAATCCTGCTAATTTTTGTGAATATATAGTTGCATGTTTTGCCCAACCATATGTTTTACCTGCGGCAATACCTGCACAGTGTGTACCGTGTCCATCTCTATCTCTATAGTGGTTTGCATTTTGTGTTCCTGCTATTCCACTTACTCCATACCAATCATGTTGTACTAGTCTAGTAACACCGTTTTCATCTTCCCATTCAGGGTGTCCTGGCTGTATACCGCTATCTTGTATTACAATATCAACGCCGGCACCTGTTAATGTATAAAGGTAGTCTCCGGATATTGTTGTACTTGTACCATATTGATTTGTTGCATCTATACAACGTCTAAGTCCCCAATTAAGATCATTAGCACTGTTAAATGTTCCTCTCCAGTAATTACCTGCTTGTCTAGAATTAAGACCTATTTCAATATCGTCTCTTTGATCAGGTGGTATCTCTACTGCTAGTATTCTTGGATCTGTTGATAATTCGTTTGCTTCTTCATCAGTAAGCATAAAATGTGTTATACGAGTTGAACCAATTCTAGGGTTAGCAACTTCTACGCTTCTGTTAGGGATTGGACCACTTCCTGTAGAAGCAATTATATCAGCTTCTACATCGCTAATATTTTGATCACGTCTAACTATGACTGCGTATTCTTTTTCCATTATGCTAAGTTAGCCCACGCACCGTTTTCATACACTTGTGCTTTATTAAGTGTACTATCATATACCATATCACCGTTAACTGATGATTGAGCATTCTTTTGTGCTGTAGTAAAACTTGGCAATCTAAATGGGCCGCTTTGCACTAAAGTTCCGTCTGGAGCGTCTAGTGTAATAGTACTTGTACTTACTATCTCTGGTGTACCTGAACCGTTTGTAACTACGTTTCCTACTGTTAATGTATTGTTAATAGTTACTGCTTGTGCTGTAGTTGATCCTCTAGAAACAACATCATTTAAGCCTGATGTTTCTGAATAACTTGTTAGATAAGAAGTTAAGTCTGGTGGTGTATATGTAAACACACCTGTTGTATTATCATATGATAGTGCGGCTGTTCCTACTGCATTTGCAGTAATACTAAAGTCTGAAAGTTGTACGCCGCCTGCGCCACCTACAAGATCACTTGCTAATTCCCATGCACTATTTGATGTACTCCATTTTAATATTTGTCCATCTGACGGGCCTGTTGCTGTTACATCACTTAAACTATTAATATTAGTTGGAATAGTTGGTGTGTTAGTAACGTTGTTATAGTCTAAATAATAACTTGCTGATTGTCCTGCAAGTGTAATAGCATTACTACTGCCACCGCCCCCGGTTGTTGCTGGTTCAATCCACTGTGTACTTGTACCATCATCAATGTAAATGTATAATTTACCTGTAGCAGTGTTTAACCATAAGTTACCTGATGCTGGTGTTGTTGGTGCAGTTTCTGATACATCAATAGATGAATTACCACCTGACAAGTCAGCATCTGTTGGTATAAATGCTTGATAAGTATCGTCCCAAGATAGTATTTGTCCTACTGTAGGTGTAGATACGTAATTTACATCACTTAGTGCTGATACACTTGTAGTTGCTAAAGTAGATGTTTGTAAAAATGAAGTTAAGTCTACATTGTTTAAATCAGCTCTTGCTATTTCAAAGCCTGATACGTCTTTACCACTGTAAACTCTTAATGTGTTTGTGTCTCTTGAAAAGAATACTTCTCCACTAGAGCCAACGTTTCTATCAAGAAAGTCGTCTGCTCTTGGTATGATTCTTAATCTATCAACAATTGGTGCTGAACTTGATCCTGCCACTGTAATCTCCTAAACTTATATTGTATTTATTTAGAAAGTGAAGTACGAGAGACACCTAATATCAAAACTCCGTTCCACCAGCCCTCAGCATTTTCAGGCTCTTCTTCAAGTATAAGGCGTTCAAATGATATGTTAAAACCCTGCTCTTTAATTGCAGATTTAGCTCCCTGAACGCTACCTTCAAAATTAGCATCATCTACTACTATTATAGCTTGATCAGCTAGTACTGTTGCATAGTACTTTATAGCATTAAACGTCATTTCCGGGCCATGAGGACCATCATAAAAGAAAATATCAATAGGATCAATTTGGTCAAGATCTACATCAAACAAGTCTGAATCAAATACTTTAATTTTGTTTTCACCTCTATAGTATTTGATATTTTTAACAAAGTCTTCTTTACTATTCTCTGGCAAAGGCGGTAAATCATCTCTTAAGGGTTGTACTTGTTCTTCCCAATGATCTACAAAGTATGCTTTTAATTTATTACCGTCTAGTGCGGCGGCCGCTGTTGCGCCTAAATAGCACCCTACTTCTAAATAAGATTGTCCGCAACGACATAACTGATTTAGTAGCATTTGTACTTTATGACTTGTTAGTCCGTGTATGCGCCACATATCGACTCCACTATTATATTTTTAATTGTTATTTGAGGCTTGCCATTTTTTGCTTCATATAAGTTATCGCATTTATTGCAATCCCAACAATCAAACTTACAATTCTTAATAAATTCTCTCCATGCTTGGATGGGCTTACCTTCTAAATTTTTATCGTAAATGTATTCATCAAAATCAGAAAATAATATTTCTTCTTCTTTTGCAAACTTCTTAACAATATCCATTGTAGAAAATAATTGTGCTACACTTTCTCTGCCATGCATTTTAATAACATCAACATAGTATAACATCTCTTTCCAGTCTTGTCTCCAAGGCGGAATGTTTGCTGTTTTTAATGCTGTTACTGGTTCTGTAATATCCCACTTAGGACAACTTATACGACTAATAGCATCATTAAAATATTGTGGACCTGTTGACGTTCTTGAATTATTAAATTCAAAATGTTCTGGCATTACAGGACAACTACCTACACAACCTTCGTTGCCTAGTATTGCTATCTTAACATTATACTTGTCTTTAACTTGTTTTATTTTTCTTAAAGTATCTCTATCACGTACTAGATCTCTATCAATATTAATGTAATTAAACCCTGCTTCTGCTTGTTTTGCAACATCAGCGGCAGTGTTTACTTCACGTAATATAGTATTCTTAATCATTAATTGCGGGAACTCTTTTTGTATTTGCCCTGTCATAACCCAATGTGTATGTGGGATAGTAGCAGACCTAATACCTTTATGGTGATATAAACTTTTAAAGTTTTCAATCCATAAATCTAAGTTCTTTTGATCAGGACGCACAAGAGTATTGTTAAATGTAGCAGACACTGGAATGCCTAACTTGTCTTGAATAATGAGTGAGTTTTCAATCAAGTCATTCGGGTCATTTACAAAAATATCTCCCATCGCATCCTGATCAAAAGGAGGTATACGAGTAGTTATGTATACATCGTATATTAAACTTTTATGATCAATCAGAAACTGATAGAATTCTTCAAACTGTTTCCGGTCCAGTTTTGGATTCAGGGGTATGCTGAACATTTGATTCCTTGTCTTTGCCTTTGCCGCTTAAAATTTCTTTTGCCATTAACTTATCTGTTACACTTGGTACATCATAGTTTGGAATAGCATTTTTATTTTCTAAAAGGCCTTCATTAACTGCACCTGCAATTTGTGCAAGTCCATTCTGTAATCTTTCATTATACTGTATAGTAGTTGCTAATGCTTCGATTTGATCTGCCTCTGGCATCATAGCAATTGAATCCATGTTACCTGAGCCGATACGTCCGTAGGATACCATGTCCATAGCCGCTTGTTTAGCCATACGTGTTACCCAATATTTTCTTTCTTCTTCATGGTCGTATCCCATTGCTTTGTCTAACAACTCGTCATCGTCGCCTGCAATTTTCTTTGTTAAGTTTAAGTATGTGTTTACTTCTTCTGCCGCTTGTTTAATTTTACGGTTCCATACTTTAACGTCATGCTCCATGTCTTCAATATCAACTGCAATTAGTTCTTTTTGTAGATCATCTGGACATGCTTCGTAATCTCTTTTTGCAATCTTAACTTCAACTAGTTTACGTTTTAAACTGTTGTTGATATTATGCCAAGAGTGGTGTCTTGTTTCTAATTCTAACAAACACTGTTTTAATTTTCTATATGGGGTAAGTTGCGAGTCAGCAACAAAATGCTCTGACTGATATGCTGACTGTCCACTGTTTAAGTTTAACGCACCGTCCAGTATTTTACTGTCTTGGGCTGATAACTCAAAGAATTCTTCAAATCCATCGTATGGATTTACTCTTGTTTCTAATGCCATATGCGCATTGGCATTATTCTTCTCAGCATTATTTGCTTGTTCACTCATTTTTTTCTCCTAAGAAATAGTTAGTCTTTTGACTATACTTATTTACTAAGAACTTACTTCTAAGAGTTAGAAATTGAGCTTGTTACCAAATTTCGGATTGTTCTGATCTACCATTGTTGCGCCAGTATCTGGGTCTTCAAATATACGCACACCGCCTACATCCATAAGTCCCATTGACATAGCCTGTGCCGCTGGCATCATAATACCAAGGTATTTTTCGTATAATACGTTTATATTCCAAATACTACCTGAGTTTTTAAACTGCTTAATAAGTGTTTGATATTCAACTAGCATAGTAGATAATTTATCGTTGTACGATTCAGATTTTTCTAAAATTTTATTTGCAAGAGTAGTTTTATCCATTGATCTTTGTACAGCAAGATAGTCAAGGAATGGTGTTATGTGTGCAGGATCATCAGCATAAGTTAACCACTCACGAGCTTCGTGTTTCTGTATTTCCCAACTTGCTTGTTCTAGTTCAGTAGTATTGTGCAAGTGGCGGAATCTATAGTTGTATTCTGTTTCAATAATTTCTTTTGCAAAGCGATACATAAATGTACGTATCATTTCCTTAATCTCGGGAGTAAGTGTAAAAGGAACTTTTTGATCTTCTGGAATATCAGCAGTTTCTGCCCAACCATATTCGTTATTCCAAATCTTAACAGTGTCTCTTACTTCTGAGAAAAACAAAGTCCCGTACTTGGCTTCAGTTGCTGTTACTTCTTCATATCCTACTGGTATAGTTGGATATATTGTATCAAATAATGGTTCTGCAATTTCTACACAACTTAAATCAAATAAGGTGTATAAGTCTTTGCAATACATGTTTGGATCGTTTTCAGACATACCAAAATATGGTCTCATCGCTTCTGTCTTTGTAATTATATATTTCATTTTAGAATCCTGCTCCCGCTATAACTGTGGCAGCTCCAGTGCTACATGCTCCTGAACTTTGACCGTAATGCCCTTTAGGCATTGCCGCCGCTCCAAGCGTAGTCTGACTATCACTGCTATATGATTGTTTTACTGTATGATTGTTTTGTTGGCCATCATAATGACCCATTACGTATCCCCAGTCCTGACCTTCCATGGAGTTTTCTTCTCCATAAGATCTAACCTTACTGAAGTTTGCTAATGTGGCGCCGTTTGCGTCACTAAATCTTGCAATACCTGATGTTACATTGTTACCTGTAAATGCGTAATGATGTCCCCATTTAGAACCTAAGTTCTTAGTTTGATAACTTGACTTACCGTAGTTACCACCTTGGTCCCATCCGTTTACCCATGTTGTAGTTGACCAAGTTACATATTTGTATTGGTTACCGTTACCGTTAAAGTAACCGCGGTTTTCACCACTAACTGCATCACCACGTCCTGACATGCCTGAATCCCAACCAGTGTACATAACTTCTGTTGGAAAGTGCATACGGTTAGTACTTGTATCGCCACCGCCTGATATCCATCCGCTTTGGCCTTTCATGTCTTCACATGCTAGTGCATCAACTCTGTTTACATTCATTTTCATACCACCTACGTGGTTACCAAAACCTGCTGTACCATAACCTAGTCCTTGGTTTTTAGGATCGTTACCTACGTATCCATAACCAATACCAGATGATGAAAAACCATCCGATGTAAACATTCTAATTGATCCATTTGCTAGACTGTATGAACAAATTTGATCATGTGCATTATTGTAGCCGTTAGTTGAACAAATATATGCATGATAATCGCTCCAAAAGCCATTTGTATATGCACAATAGTTAGAAAGTTGTTCTCCACAATATACAGTAGTATCTGTATTATGCCATGTTTTGTTTACTGAACGCCACGGAGTCGAACCTTTATAACCACCTGCTAAGTATCCATGTGTAAATATAGATCTATATCTCCACTGAGCATTATCTAACCCTGTAAAGCCACTGCCCATATATCCCCAGCCAGCTCCTGTTGAACCGTCTGAAATAAGTTTAGCACCTGTATTTTCTGTAGTAGTTGCTGGTACTGGATTTACTTGATTTGCTCCTAAGAAAAACGCCATTACATTCCTCCTCCAATAACCGTTGCCGACGCTGTTGAACACGCTCCGGAACTTTGTCCATAGTGTCCTTTAGGCATAGCGTTAGCGCCAAGTGTTACTTCTGAATCACTTGAGTGTGTTTGTTTAATAGTATGATTGTTTTGCTGTCCATCATAATGTCCCATGATGTAACCCCAATCTTGTCCGTCCATTGGATTGTCTTCGCCATAGGATCTAACTTTACTAAAGTTTGCTAACGTAGCACCAGTTGCATCGCTAAAACGTGCTTTACCCGATGTAACATTATTTCCTGTACCAATGTAATGATGACCCCATTTTGTTGATTGTATTTTACAGTGGTTATCTTTACCCCAACCGCCGCCTTGTGGCCAGTTAGTTGTCCAAGTGCTGTTACTCCAAGTTACATATTTGTAGTTAGTACCACTCCATTGGAAATAACCGCGATTTTCGCCTGCGGCCGCTGTACCTCTTCCTGAGTTACCACTATCCCAACCAGTATACATAACCTCTGTTGGAAAATGCATACGGTGTGTTGTACTAGTACCGCCACCATTCATCCAACCACCTTGACCTTTAATGTCTTGTGTTCCGCAAGCATCAACTATTGATGTACTTAATCTCATACCACCTACGTGATTTGTAAAACCACCACTACCGTATGTTAAGCCTTCATTCTTTGGATCGTTACCTTCATAACCATAACTTAGACCAGCTGATGAAAAACCATCTGCTGTAAACATACGTATAGTACCGTTTGCTAATCCGTAACTTGCCATCCAATCGCCACCAGCGTTAAATGCTCTACCTGTAGGACCTGCTTGAATATAACCATTATAGTCTGAATAAAAACCGTCACAGTATGATTGAGGTCCTGAAATTTGTTCTCCGCAATATAAAGTACTATCTGTTGCATGCCATGTTTTGTTTACTGAACGCCATGGGTTAGAACCTTTGTATCCTGCGGCCAAATAACCATGTGTGTATATGGATCTATATCTCCATGCTCCGCCACCTTGTACAGCACCAGTTCCTGTGTGGCCCATATATCCCCAAAACGATCCATTTGAACCATCTGAAATAAGTTTTGCACCACGTGAACTATCAGTACCTTGAGGTACAAATTCTAATTCTGTTGCCCCTGCAAAAAATGCCATTATCCTATACCCCCTAAAACACCTGCCGCGCCTGTTGAACATGCACCCGAACTCTGTCCATAATGCCCTTTAGGCATTGCGTTAGCACCAAGCGTTGTTTCAGTATCACTGGAGTGTGTTTGTTTAATAGTGTGATTGTTTTGTTGACCGTCAAAGTGTCCCATAATATATCCGTGATCCTGACCGTCTTCTGAATTATCTTCTCCGTAACTTCTTACTTTGTTAAAGTTTGCTACAGTTGAACCTGTTGCATCACTAAATCTTGCCTTACCAGCTGTTACGTTGTTACCTGTACCAATATAATGGTGTCCCCATTTTGTTGATTGTATTTTACAATGTCTATCTTTTGAATATCCACCCCATGATCCTGTTCCTGACCATGTTGAGTTTGCCCATGTTACATATCTATATGTAGATTCCCAAGCAAAGTATCCTCTATTTTCTCCGTGTCCGCCACAGCCGTATCCATCTGTACCTGAATTCCATCCACTGTACATAACTTCTGTTGGAAAGTGCATACGTGATGTATCTGAACTACCGCCGCCGTTAATCCAACCACTTTGTCCTTTAATATCATTTGCCGCAGGAAAGTCATAACGGTTAACGTGCATTCTCATACCACCTACGTGGTTACCATATCCTGCTGAACCATAACCTAGTCCTTCGTTCTTTGGATCATTTCCTACATAGCCGTAACTAACACCACTAGATGAAAATCCATCTGATGTAAACATTCTAATTGAACCGTTTGCTAAACTATAACTTGATATTGCTGAACTAGTACCACTAAAGCCACCACCAGTCATTACGTATGCGTGATGATCACTCCATACACCGTTTGTATATGCTTGTGTACTTGCTAACTGCTCTCCGCAGTATAATGTTGTATCTGTATTATGCCAAGTCTTATTAACACTTCTCCAAGGGTTAGATCCTTTGTAGCCTGCCGCTAAGTATCCGTGTGTAAATATAGATCTATATCTCCATCCACCGGTATCAACTGCCGCCGGGTCGCCACTTGCCGCACCCATGTATCCCCAGAACGCCGCTCCTTGACCGTCGGACATCAATTCTGCTCCGCGAGTAGCATCGGTTCCGGGCGGTACTGGAACTACTTCAGTTGCTCCTACAAAGAAAGCCATTTACGCTGTCCCCTTTAAACCTTTTATTTCCTGCTGTAATTCTTTTACAGCTTCAACTAATAGTGCTACCATGTTTTGGTAGTTAATTGCTTTAGTACCCATATCATCGTTTGCTGTATGAACCATTTGTGGTAATACTTCTTCAACTTCTTGTGCAAGCAAACCAATTTGATTGTCCTTGCCGTTCATTGTGTATTCTTTACCATTTAATTTTAATACTTTTGCTAAAGCATCTTTAATACCAATAATATTGGATTTCAATCTAACATCTGAGTTAGAAGTAATATCGCCAGCCGCTGTAATGTTACCTGTTGATGCAACTGTACCTGCTGTTAATGTTCCTGTAATTGTTAAGTCACTGCCAAAACTTGCACCACCTGTAGTTGCAAATCCGCCTGCTGTAACTGTTCCACTAAAATTACCAGTTGCCGCGCCTACTTCACCAGTAATTGTTAAATTACCTGAGTTGGGTGCAAACTGTAATCTTGATGAACGTTTTGCGTTTGAAAAACTTGATCCTGCATCAGATGTAAGTACAACATTAATGTTACCACTTGCTGTATCATCTGCTAGTGCTAATGAAGGTGAAGCCCAAGCTAGTGTTCCTGATCCGTCTGTTGCTAATAGATAGTTTGCTGTTCCATCTGCGCCTGGTAACGTCCATGTAACATTACTACTTACCGCCGCTGGAGATTTAAAAGCAACGTAATTAGTATTATCACTGTCCGCTAAACGTAAAGCATTTGCACCGTCTACTTGAAAAGCTGTAGTTGAACGTGCTACGCCTGTACCATTAGGTTCTAAAACAACATCTGCATTGGCTATCACTGAACCAAAAGTGCTATCTTCAACACTAATGTTTCCTAGTATTGGTCTTCCTAGTTTTCCTGTTGAAATTCTTCTAGCCATAATCTATTTCCTTATACTGTTGCTGTTTCTATACCGTAAACTACTACAGTTGTTTGTGTTGCCGACGAACGAGCAAAAACTTTACGGTCTGCTTCAAGAACAACGCCTGTTCTTTCAAGTACACCATTTGGTAATATCTCTGTTTCGTATTCTATATAGTCATCTGCCTGTGGTAGTGACTGCCCTGGTTTTGCCAATGCAAGCCTTACTGTTACCGATGTTGCATTTTTATTACAAATGCTCACCGATACTACAGAAAAGTTTCCATCGGGTACATCGTATATGTTAGTATACGTTGTCGCGGCTAAATCCGCTGATCCTAGTACTCCGTTTGCCATTATCTTAATCTCCTGTTATATGCTAGATATTTCAACATTTTATCTTACTAATATTTATCCGTTACTGTTATCTCTGGTAATAATTCCATGCTAGAGGATATCCTAGCACCGTACCACTAAACACAATGTTCGCTTTAATTGTTATTGGGCTACCTGACACTGTTGTAATTTGTGTTCCGCCTATGAATATATCACCTGCTGTAACACTGTTAACAACTAGTGTAGCACCACCGCCACCAATTTGTGATTCAATGTATGCTTTAATTGCTCTCTGTGTTGGAACAATCGTATCACTGTTTGCAGTAAAGAATGGATCTGTACTAAATTCAGTAATACTTGCTGAGTTACCACCTAGTGTAACTTCACCTAACGACAGTTCTTGTAGACCTGCAATGTTAAACGCTTCAGCGTTCAATGTTGCAACACCAGTTGCCTGTTCAACACTAAACAAGTCGCCAACTCTAAAGTTACCATCTTGGTCAGTTGCTGTGTAGAACACTCTACCACCGTTAGCATCTTGTGTTTCTTTATTCTGGTCAGGTACGTTAACTGGTACACCTGGATAGTTTGTATCTTTAAAGTTACCTGTACCAATATCTAGGAAGTCATGTCCTGTTAGACGTACTTGACTAAATCTGATACGCATGTTTACAGCATCGCCATCTGTTGGAATATTTGCTGTAGTTATTGCTGGTGAAACTTGTAAGAACGTTGTATACGATCCATCGTTGCTACCAATAAACGATACTGTACTAACCAATTTAAAGAACTGTCCTGGAAGTCCTGCAAACTCAACATTGGATCCGTTAACTGGTCTTGAAGTAAGTCTTCTTACAGCAATATACGATCCACTTTGTAAGAAGTCTGCGTTACCGTTACTGTTTAGTGCATCAATTGATGCAGTTGCAGTTGTAAAGCCACTACCTCTGTTTACAAATGTTGGTTGTCCAAGTGCGCCTGTTCCTACTCTTACTACTGGTGTAACATCTTCAATATTATTTGGATCTGTTACAGTAATAGTTGGTGCGCTTGTGTAGCCTGAACCTGGTTCATAAATTCTAAACTCAAATATTTGTTCATTTGCTAAACCTGCTCTTGCTTTTGTTGTAGCACCAATCTTAGCGTATTTTGCACCTGTACCTGTAGCATTAGGAAGTATACTAAACACTCCCATCTTCTCAGGGTTACCAAATGCAACTGCATTAAATCCGCCTGTTACAGCAGAACCTAATGACTGTAGTGTCCAAACTATTGCATCTTCTGAATAAAGAACTCCGTCAGTATCATCTGATGTTAAAACAAACATGCCGTGTCCGTATGCTAAGTTGCGCTCTGTTCCAGCTAGTGTACTTACGTTTGCACCACCTGGATATGCTGGATTTGCCCATGTAATACCATCTAAACTGTACATTACACCAACTGTTCCGCCTGCTACAACAAAACGTCCGTTACCGAAAACTACTGGTCCTGTTATTGTTCCTGGTGCAGTAACATCAGTCCAAACAACACCATTTGTTGAGTAACTTATGCTTGTTGTTCCTGAACGTACAGCAACATATAATCCTGCTCCGTATGTAATACTATCAAAGCCTACTGCTGATAATGCACTTGATGTCAATGTCCAGTTTTGACCTGCGTCTTCTGTATAAGCAACATCTCTGTCATCATCTGAAATAACAACGTATCTATTAACTGCAACACTAACGTTACCAAATGCAATACTCTTTTCACCTGCACTACTCATCGCACCTGGTAAAGTACCAGCTGTCCAAGTATCGCCGTCTTCGGAACGTACTATGTCGTTAGTTCCGTCACCAACAATAATTATTGAGCTTGGGTGGAATGTAGTTGATCCATCATCAAGTAAACCTTGAGCAATGTCTGACCAATTACCTGCACCTGGTGCTGTAATATTTTGTGACTGCCATGTAATACCGTCATAACTGATTGCACCGTTACTGCCGCTACCTGCGCCAAGGAAGAATCCTTTGCGTCCTTGACCAATAAAGTCAAAGTCTACAACTGAGCCATTAGCATTAAGTGATGTTAATGTTATTGTTATATCGTGTGTTACATCTACGCCACCTAAGTTAGAACCTTTAACTGTTACAGTTGCATTTCTAACATAACCAGTACCTGCGGCATTAACTGTAACATAATATTTGCTACCGTTACGTGTAACATCAAATGTTGCACCGTTACCGTCTGATTCAGTTTCAGAAGCAACTCCTGTATATTGTGCCGCTGTTTCGATAAACTCGTTTGCATACCAAGTTGTTGATGTTGGTAGCGTACTATCACCTGAAGTTTTAGTTGGAGCAGTAAACGAAACCGCTGGTTCAATCAAATATGTTGAAGTTGAGTTAGGTTCTTCCCAAGTAAATCCTGGAAGTACATGATCCCAACCTGCAACTCCGTCGCTTTCTCTTTCAACAGTTGCTACTTTACTACCTGCATTGTATGTGTCAACTATACCAAATAAACCTGCACCAGCACCGCCAACAATTTGTATTCTCATACCAATGTATGCTGAACTAATGTTACCGTCTGTTGCTGATATTGTAAGACTTGTAGTACTACCTGCTTGTGCAGTATTAGTAACAACTAAGTAACCTTTACCACCGTCAGTAACATCTACTGTATTACCAATACCAACTTGATATACTGCACCATCTCTAAATTCATCTGATACTGTAACTTCGTTTGAACCTGGTCCAAAGAAGTCTAGTTTTGCTTCAGTATAGTCATTACCAGCATGTGAATATTCTAATGCTAGTAACTGATCTGCATCTGTATTAACAGTTGCTACAGTAGCGTTATACTGGAATTTATTATCAATAATACCTGTTACTGCTACTTCTTCTGGGTCAGTACCTTCTGCTACTGATCCAAATGAACCGTAAGAGTTGTTACCGTTTGTTGCACGTATACGTCCGCCGTTCTCTGCAAGATAACCTACGTGTGAGTAGTATGTAAACACTGACACAAGTTCTGCTCTACCGTTGTTTGTAATCCATGCACCAATACCATCACTAATAACCTGTGTAAAGTCATTTGATACCATTGAGTCGTTACCACCGTTGTGTAGGGCACCGTCAATTTTTTGTCCTATTGCACCAAAGCCAAATGTTGTACAGTTTTGTATGTATGGTGATCTTGCACTAATCCAAACTCTTGTATCATCTGGACCATACCCTGGATCTAGTGATGCATACGCACCCGCTGTTGGACGTCTTGTTCCGTAAGCATTTACTGGACTTAGGTCGCCTTGTAGACCTTCCATTGTTTGTAATCTTAAACCTGTACCGTTACGTAAGTAGTAGAAATCTTCTTCTTGTGATCCTATTACGTTGTTAACATAGTAACGTGCCGCTAGTCTTGTTTTATAAGCACCTGGTCTATTAAAGCTAATACTATCAGTATATGTTCTTGCCCACTGTTGAGTGTTAGTCATATCCCATTTCATTGCTTCAATGTATTCACGCACATCACGTTTACATAATGTTTTATTGTAAGCATAATCTGCTTTTAATTCAAACATTGCTCTGTAAGTATTACTTACACTACGTACTGCTTTAACTCCAATTTTAGAAGCATGTGCTATAACTTTACTTACTGATGTAGCATTTGCTAGTGACATTGTTGGATAATTTTTAACACCTGCCGCGTTACCGCCTGCAACTGATTCTATTATTCCTACTAAAGCCTGTGCCGCTGTTGCTTGGGTTGCTGTACCAGCTGAAGCAGTTACATCTTGTGTTCCACCGCTTAGTTTTGACCAACCTGCTGTATTATCTAATACTACGTTATCAATAAACGATTGTAAGTAGTTAAATGCAAGTCCAGCCGCTGTAGCATTATTACCAAGGTTGGCTTTAAATACTGTGCCTGTAAAGTATCTTGTAGCAAGTCTATGTGTTGCACTGTTACCGCCATTTAATAAGTCATATCTTAAAGCATCAACTATGTACCCTATTTCAGTTGTAAACTGTGCAGTGTCCATTGCTGTGTAAATTGAATTATAGTTTTGGTTAATCCATTCTAATACTTCTGTTGCTATAAATGCTTCATTGTTTTCTACTTGTTCAACTGCATTGTTTGTGCCTGTGTAAGTTAATGCGTTTGCATTGCCTGCACCGTTGTTTACAATATCAGTAACTTCGTCAAATCCTGCATTTGATCTTGACAAGTAAGTTGCATTTGTTCTAAACTCTTTTATTCCTGCAACTAATCCTTTAGCATATGATATACCTGCCGCAATTTGTGTTTTGCCTAATGCAGTTATTGATGCATTGTCGCCTGTTACAAAATCTAAGCCTAATGCTACTTGGTTGTAGTTAGTATTAAGGACTGCATCAAATGCAATACCTTCAACTATATCAGACATATCGTTTCGGAACTTGCCTTCATCTAATTGTACTACAATTGAATCAGTGTCGTATAATGAAACAGCCGAGCCACCTGGTGTTGCAGATAATGTAAGTGTTGTATCGCTTAGAATATCTTTAACATAGTAAGTTGTGCTTACTGCAAGGTTTGCATCTGTTACTGCGTCTGCAGAGTCGTCCATGTTTTGTGCAAGTACTTTTTGATTTGCTTTTAACCAACTTGTATCTGCTACTGTTAATACGCCTGATGCTTGATCAGTACTAGTAACTGCTATTTTAAACCAGTCATCAACGTGTGCAACAACTTCTTCTACAATAAATTCTTTATTAAGTTCTAAGTGTCTTACTGCGTTCCATACTTCTTGATCGTTGTTTGATTTACCACCTTCTGCTGTAGCATTAAAGATTGTATCATCGATCCATTCCCAAGTATCGTTTACTGCTTGTACTGCTGGAGCAAAGCCACCTGCTGTAACTACTGAGTCTAATACTTTAGTTCTTGCAAATTCAAATGCCGCAATACTTGCAGTTTTTTGATCGTTAACAACATTTTTACTTGGTGCTCTTAAGTATGATTGCGCCGCAAACATACCTGCATAGTTTGTACCTAATGCATAGTCGTATACAAAAGCAGTTATAATTAATCCAACATCTCTTGAACACTTAGCATGATTGTAATTAAAGTCATTATAAGTATCTGAAATGTATTGGATAACATCTAATATTGTTTGTGCTCTAGCAGTGTCCATTGCGCCCTTTTCAGTTTGTAATGTAGCTGACACTCCTAATGATGCTAAGTTTGGATATACTACTGCTGGCATGCTGTTAGCATTTCCTGCTGTTAATACATCTTCAATAATTTGCATGTTTGCAAGTAATGCGTTACCTTCAGTTGATGTTGCCGCTGAACCTAATTGTGTTTGGTTTAGAGCGTTACCTGAAGATTTAGTTACTGATGCTTCTCTTGCAACTTGATCTAATACTGTAGCAAGTCTATCATAGGCTGCCGCAGTTTGTGCTGTTTGGTTTGCTGGATAAGAATCGCCGTTAATTCCAAAGTAGGATTCAGCAATTCTTGATGCTCCCATTGTGCCGCCATAAAGTATATCATACTTCATTGCTTCAATAATGTAGCCTACGTCTCTTGCACACTTAGTTGCATCGTAAGTAAAGTTAAACCAAATACTGTTTGGATCTGGTGTTGTGGTTGTGTTTAATAAAACTTGATCATCAATCCAAGCATTAATTTCTTCTTTTATAAATGCAATGTTTGCGTTTAAGTCAGCAAACGCATCGTCAGCATTTGTTGTTGGTAATGAGCTTGGTGTTGGATACACATTTGCATCTGCCGCCGCTAATCCATTATCAATAATATCAACTATTTCATTAAATGCCGCAACCATTCTTGCTTCTGCTGTTGCATCAGTAATGTCTGCTTTTAGTTCATCTCTAGCAAAACGTAATGCGCCAATTGTTTCAATACGCTGTGATGTTAAGTTATATGAATTAGTTGGACGCTGATAAGCAATACCACTAAACACACCGTTATAGTTTGTACCCAATGCTACATCATATGCAACATCTGTAATAATATTTGTTAAGTCTCTACGGCAAGTTGCACTGTTGTATTTGAACGAACCAAAGTTTTTACTAATAAAGTCAATAGTTCCAGTTTGTATTCCTGCTAAGTCAGTAGTAGTTTGAGTTTGTACTAACTTCGCATCTGCTGTTGCTTCTATTGTTGGGTATGTAATTGCCGGAGCATTATCATATCCGTTATCGATTGTATAAATTACATCGTCTAGTAAGTTACCTATTTCTGTTGAAACTGTAACACTGCCGCCTGTACCTGCAATTTGAGGAACTGCAACAGTTGATACGTCTGCCGCATCATCTGGTGTTTGGCTAGTTGGGTTAACTACAATGTTACGTCCAACTGTTTGCATTAATGATTTAAGTTGTGCATATGCCGCTAACGTTGCTGTTTTTTCACTACTGTTAATTTGTAATGTATTTGTATTACCGTTGAAGTATGCTTTACCTGCTTCAACACTCATCCAGTTACCGCCGTATGTTAAGTCATACGCAACGTTGTCCATAATTAAGCCAACATCATTTTTACATTTTGTTTTACTGTAACTTAAACCTGGATAATTTTCTTCAATGTAAGCAATTATTTCTGCTTGTATAAATGCTTTGTTTTGTAAGAATAAATCTCTTGAACGTCCAAAGTCCGGATCAGTTAATTCGTATGTAGGTGTATAAATTGCTTCAACTTTAGTACCTGTTGAACTATCAATTTGTCTACGTATAGTACGTGCTAATTTTTGTATTTGTGGACCAACTACATCAGTTTCTGCATAAGGCCATGTTTGGTCTTGTGTCAATGCGTTTGCTGTTGTTTTGGAAACTGCAACACCTTCAACAATATCTGCAACAACTTCTTCTACACGAGAAAGTCCTTCAAAACTAAATGGTATATCTTGTTTTGGTGTTAGTGTAGCATTTGTTGCTTTACGAGGCTGTACGTTTGTTGCACGTAATTCGTCTCCCATAATACAACATTCAGCTGGTACAATAATTGGAAGTACTTCGTAGTAGTATCCTGTAGAAACTTTAATTAATGTTGTTGGAACAATTTTCTTAGGCAACACTTGATTTGGGTTAGATGCTGTAATTGCATCTGTTATCATTTTAACATTTTTTGTAATATGTTCAATTACAGTTTCAGCAGTTAAACTTGCATCTGTATGTTGTACTACAATCGCTGTTGAGTTATCACCATTTAATGTTTGATAATTTACTGCTGGCGCTGTTTGATTTAAAACAGCAGTCATTACAGTTACACCGTAGTTAATACTTGCTACTGTTTCTGCTTCTTGTCCTAGTGTGTAAAAATTAGTTGCATTTTTAACATACTCGTACATTGCGTCCCATGTAAGTTCGTTACCGCCATGTTTAATATCCCAAATAACTGCGTCTACAATAAGACCCATATCTCTTTCACATTTTTCTGCAACGTATGCAAAACTGCTTGTAAATGGAGCAACGTTATTTGTAATTTGATTGTCTGTAAATTCAACAATTTCTCTTTGAATAAATCTTCTGTTTAGTTCAAGTAGTTTTGCCGCATTAGGATTCTTTGCACCACGTTCAATTTGATGTGCCGCATATCTAATAGTTTTAAAAGGTCTATCAATTGTTTTACCATATATTGGTGCTGGGCTATCTTTACCGTGTCCAGCAACATAATAAACATCATCTGTTTCGCCTATGAATTCCCAGTTAGGAAGTCCTTCAGAGTTAACAGTTAAAATTTGACCATCTTCACCAATTGGTAATCTTGTTGGAGCAGATCCACTATAGTAAACTAAGTCACCTTTTGTAGTAAGCACAGATTGTTCTGTACCAACAGCAATAACTTGCCAGTATACGCCACCAGTGTCTTGGTCTGGTCTTGAGTTAACAGCAAAGCCTGCGCTACCTGCGCCAGTACCATCTGATAAATGTCCGTTAATACATATGTATGAGTTATCACCGTAACGTGCAACATCACCAACTTTGTATTCTACATCATCTGCCCATACTGCTCTCCAGTTTAATCCTGAAGTAAACTTTTTCCAGTAAGTAGCATTTGGTGGTTCTTGGTTAGTGTGGTCTAAAATACATAGATATGTAAAACCACCGTAACGTACAACGTCACCTACTCTATATTCTTGTGCTGTACTATCAGCACCCCATTCGTCTTGGAATTTAAATCCTTCACTGAACAAGTCCCAGTTTACTGTACTTGTTGAAGGAAACTCTCCAGTGTGATCTGTTTTTGCAATATATTGGTAACCACCATATTGTACAATATCACCTGGTTGATAATCTTTATAGGCATCCCATTCGCCTTCGTATTGGAAGCCTTCTACAAACTTTTCCCAGTTAGCACTGTCAGTACCAAATGCCGCTGAGCCAGTGTGCTGTGCTGTTGCAATCCACAAACTAGCACCGTAACGTACTACGTCATTTACTTTATAACGTGTTCCAGTAATCCACTGTGATTTATATTCAATACCTTGGTTAAGGTAATCCCATTTTGCTTGGTCTACTTCTAAGCCGTTTGCTTCTGATCCTGAAGTATGTGCTGTATTACAAACATATGAACTACCGCCATATTTAACAATGTCATTTACTTTATAACCAAAGCCTGTTTGCCAGTTGCCCTTCCAAGTAATACCGTTTGTAAAGGTATCCCATTTTGATAGGTCATTTTCTAATCCAACAAGTTGAATATCAACTTCTGCATCAACTGCCATATTATTATGGTTATGACAATAGTAGTATAAAGGATCTGGAGTTGCACCTGTAACTGCTATAACTATTTTACGTGTTGTTGCCGCATCAAAGCCTCCAACATACGTTGCTTTATCAGCAACTACAGCGCCATCTAGGTAGTAAGTAACGCCTGTTTCGTATGTAGTTCCGCCATTGTGTGTACCGTGTTTTGTTTCACTGAATAATAACGGATGAGTATCATTTGTTGCATCATCTGATGTAAATGTATAAGTGTAACCAGCAGTAAGTTGTAAATTTGGATATTGTACGCCATCAATAACAAAAACATTGTTGCCTGGAGCAGAAGCATTAGTTTCTATTGTTACTGCAAATGAGCCTGTGCCCGATGTGTTTGCAGAAGTATGATTGGTGTTTGCAATATAAAGTCCTGAGCCATATTTTACAATATCATTGTAAATGTATGCTGTATTTGGGGACCAATTACCCTTCCATGCTTGTCCATCTGAAACAAGATTCCATTTTGGGGGTACTATGTCGAAATCGTTATAAAAGTCTGCATCACTTTCATGTCCAATCGTACATATGTACATTCTGCCGCCCACTGTGACGACATCGTCTTGATAATACGTTCTCCCGGTACTCCATGTACCTTTCCAAACGAATCTAATTCTACCTAATTTAAACTCTGCCATTTGTTCTTAACTCCAAGTTACTGTATTTATCCATCTATGATATCTGCGCATTTTATTGAACAGAGTCGTCATGGCCTTTCATTAATTGTTGCATAGTGTATATTGTACCACTTATTGCAACCTGTTGTGTTGTTTCTACACCAAACTCATCTGTTGATGTATATGTTCCATCAATTGAAACATCAATCGGTATGTCAATAGCGCCGTCTGATGCGTGTTCTATAACGTTATTAACTGTACCAACTCTTACTTGTCCTGCCTGTACTGCGTTTGTTTGTAAGTTCTCACCACCAACACTTAGTCTATCTGCTAAGAATGAAGCAATAGCTCTCTGTGTTGGAATAACCTGATTGGAATCTGCCGCAAAAGTTGGATCTGTACTAAATTCGTTAACAACTGTACCTGAACCACCTAATCTAACACCACCTAGTGCTAGTTCTGACAGACCATCTAAGTCAAAGAATTCAGCACTAATAGTAACAATACCTGTTGCCTGTTGTACGCTGAATAATTCACCTGTTCTAAAGTTACCATCTTGGTCAGTACTTACATAAAATACTCTTCCGCCTGTTTGCTCTAACACTTCGTTTTCTGGTGCCGCTGTGTAGTACGCTCCGCCTGCATATATGTCAGGATAGTTTGTAGCTACAAAGTTACCGGTACCAATGTCTAGGAAGTCGTGTCCACTAATTCTACATTGACTATAACGTTCACGTAGTGTTACAACTGTACCGTGTGCTAAATTATATTCGTTTCTTAGTCTCGGAGAAACTTTAAATAAAACTAGTCTTGTTCCTGCGCCACTACCGTCATCGCCTAAGTCTGTAATTTCAATACCTGAGAATAATTTTAAATCATCTGGATCATCTGTAGATTCTTCTAATAAGCCTTCAAACTTAATTTGTACTCCTGGTCCAGGAATTGATGTAACTCCTGCTAGTGTCATAAATGCCGCTTCAGGCACAATATCTGCATAACCGTCACCTGCAATAGTTACGTTTGTACTTGTTATACGATAACCACCGCCTCTATTAACAAAGTCTGGTTGTGATAACACTCCTGTGCCAATTCTATTTTCAAATTCAACTTCTGATACAAATTGAGTATCTGTAACAGTTAATGTTAAAGGACTTGCATCACTATAACCACTGCCTGGATCCCATATTAATAAGTCTCGGAATTTACCTTGGTTAATATCTGCTCTAACAAGAGCTTTACACCCTGTTGTTACATGTTGTAAGCCACCGTCTGCATCTTGTGCAATTACCATGAACTTTGGAGTTCCGTTAATTGGTGATTCAGCAATCGCCGCCCACTTATAACTTAAATTTAATGATTGTGGTGTCCAGTTAATACCGTCTTCTGATATCAATGCATTTTCATAACCTTCTAGTGTAAAGCCAGAGCCAACTGTAGTTGCCCAACCAACTGCCATAAACACACCTTCTGCATATATGCCGTTCTTAACAACAAATGCTCCACTTTGGTTACAACTTCCACCTGCTGTCCAAGTTACACCTTTGTCTAATGAAAATGCTGTTGTTCCATCTGTTGCTATAGCAACGAATCTATTTTTACCAAATAATACATTAGTCCAAGTTTTACTTCCTGCTGGTAATACTGCATTTCTCAATGTCCATGTAATGCCATCTGGTGATGTAGCAACGTCTTGTGTTGCTCCACTTGTTACTGCAACAAATGTTCCTTGACCGTATTGTACTGCCGCCCAGTCATCTGTTTGTGGTAATACTGATTGTGAAAATGTTAGTCCATCTGTACTATAAAGTGCATCTGCTGTTCCTGAAGCAACTAATACAAACGTACCGCCACCAAAGGCCGCATCATTCCAATTTCTAGTTATTGGTAATGCTCTAGTAGTCCAACTTGTTGCTGTTTCTGAATAACTGTAAGTATTCATTCCTGTAGCAAATGCTAAGAATTTATTTTCTTCTGCTAATATTTTTATGTATTCATCAGTTCCAGCATCAAAACTTAAATTAACTTGTACCCAAGTGTTGCCATCTGCACTGTATGCCGCTTGTGATTTATCATCAATAGCAACAAATAATCCGCCTACTGGTTCACCTGAATATGTAAATGTTGCAACACTATTTGAACTGTCATCTGTAACTGATGCTACTCTAATTGTAATATCATTAGCAGGACTTGCACCTCCTAAATCTGTACCACTTAGTGTAATTGTATCGTTAACTGCATAGCCAGCACCGCCAGTTACTAGTGTTAGTGTATAAGTGTTACCAGAACGTTGTACACGCCAAGTACTTCCAATTGGATCTAATCCAAAAGTTTCACCTGTTCCTACTTGACCATCTAAACTTGGATATAACTGACTTGTTCCGCCAAAGTCTGCACTAACATAATCTAAACGTTCAATAGTTTTATTTGCTGATGTCCAACCTGGATCACTTGCAATTACTCTTGGTTCTATTCTATAATATGTTGTTGCATCAAATGCTGATACTAAAGGAGTTCCTGGAATAATATGATCCCATCCTAATGTACCATCTGAATCTTTTGATAATGTAGCTTCTCTAGTTGCACTATTATATGCAGTAATATATGCATACTGTCCTGCACCTAATCCTGATAAAATTACAACTCTCATGCCTTCAATTTCTGAATAAAATTGTGTTGCATCTGTAGTTGATAATTTTAATGTACTTGCGGCATTTACTGTTTCCTGTGCATAACCCTGTCTTACTAGATAGTTACTACCGCCTTCGCTACCCGATCCTTGAGTGTTAACTAGCCTTGCTTGATATAAAGCGCCTGCTCTAAAATCTCTAAATTCTGTTACAACACTTGAACCAGCACCTGTTACTGTTGAAGTTGCACTGGAATATTTTTCACCAGTATGACTAAATTCGTATGCTAAGATTCTATCATCTGATAAGCCTGAAAATACTTTACTAACTTGTGCTTCGTTATTTCTATTCATCAATGTAGTTGATTGTGGAACTTCTGTTGTGTCGCCACCTGATGCAATACTACCAAATCTACCATATGAGTTGTTACCATTTGTTGCACGTATAATGCCGCCATTTTCTGACAAGTAACCAACTGAACAATAATATGTAAACACTGACACAAGTTCTGCTCTAGCATTATTAGTAATCCATGCACCAACTCCGTCACTTAATACTTGTGTAAAGTCGTTTGCAACCATTGACTTATTACCGCCATTGTGTAGGTTACCGTCAACTTTCATACCCGCACAAGCAAAGCCAAAGTTTGTTACACCTTGTATGTAAGGTGATCTATTTTTAATCCATGTACGTTCGTCTGCTGGTCCCCAACCTGGATCTAATGATACAAGTGCGCCACCTGTTGGACGTTGATATAAGTCAAACACGCCTGGAGGATTTAGTGTTCCAGTAAGTCCTTCAGTTGAGCAGTTTCTTAATCCTGTAGTATCTCTCATATAGAACAAGTCATCAAACTGTCCACCTAATGCACTGTTTGTATAACGTCTTGCCGCATATAATGTTCTATGATTGCCTTCGTATAATAAGTCTTGTGCAATACCTCTAAGCATTGCTCTTACATCTGCTAAAATATATTTTTTAGTAAATGTAATACTTGGAAAGTTTAGTGTTAGTCTTGTATACACTTCGTTACCAATAAATTCTCTGTTAGCCATCAACTGTTGTGATGCCGCTCTAAATGCTGAGTTAGATGTTAGATCGTTTGCTACAGTTGTTTGAGCTGGATCAACATCTCCTGATTCTGTAGGTAAACGGAATTCAATAAACTGTTCGTATTCAGCAATTAATTCTAAAATTCTTTGTGCTGTAGGTTGATCTGATACTGGTCCTACTAATACTTGTGGTTCTTCATTTCCAGTAGTAGGTGTTAACAATTTGTTTTGTATAAGATCTAAAATAAATCCACTGATGTAAGTATCAGTTTCTTTTACATATTGATAATTGTCTTCATACTCTGGAATTGCAGGAGTTGCAATTATGTTTGTTGCACGTAATTCGTCGCCCATAACAACACAACCTGCTGGAACTGCTATTGGTCCAACTTCCTCATATCTACCTGCCGCAACAAATATTTTTGTAGGAGTTAGTGCTGGAAATGTGTCTTCGATGTATTCACAAGCATGTCTAATAGTTGCAAAAGGTTGTTTCCAATTTTTACCATATCCAGGTAAGTCAAATCCTCTTGGTGCAACATATATTGCTTCTGCATCATTAGCAAAGTCTCTCCAAAATGCTTCATAATCGTCAGCAACTGATAGAGCTTGTTGATCTTTACCAATTGATAATCCAATATCACCTTGTGAACTGCCGTCATCTAGTGTGTTGTATGTAAGTAAGTCACCTTTGGTATCCATACCTGCTGGACGACCTGCTTGAATAAGTAGATCCCAATAACTATATCCGCTACCGTTTTCTGGATTGTCTCTTTGTGTAGCATCATGTTCAAATGTACAAACATATGCACTACCTTTAAAGTAAACAACTTCACCAACTGCGTAATTAGTATTTTCTTTCCATACTTCTGACCACTTGTTACCTTCAGCAACTTTTTCCCAAATACTATTATCTAAATAATCTACAGTACTATCTTCACCATCAACAATGTTAACATCAGTTAATGCTCTGTACAAATAACCACCACGTAAAACTAGTTCACCTGTTTTATATGCTGTGCCTGAAACAAATTCACCTGCAAAACTTGAGTTTTTAGCAAGTACTATCCATGCTACTGTACTATCGTCTTGACTTCTACTAGGATCAACATCAATACTATTTGCTGTTGCAAAGTAAATAAATCCACCATAACGTACAACATCACCTTCTTGGTAATATGTATCATCTTGCCAAACAGTTAAGTTTGCTTGTGTACCTGGAAATTCAATTTGGAATTTAGTTTGATCAAATACTAAACCTGCACTTGTATGACTATCTGTGCAACGGAATATGTTAGCACCGTAGCGTATTAAATCATTTTTTCTATATTCAACACCAGCACTCCATGAACTTTTGTATTCAATGCCGTTGCCAAATTCTAACCAGTCATTAATATTATTTTCTAATAATGAACTTGATGTATGTGGTATATGACAAATATAAACTATACCGTTATATTTTACAATGCCACCTTTACCGTATGTTGTTGTTGGTGCCCAGTCTGTTAAAAATTCTTGTGCGTATGCAAACATTTCCCAGTTAGCATATTCTGAAGCAAAGTTTCCACTGTTGTGTGAGTCAATACATTTATATAAGGAGCCGTTATAAAGTACTATATCACCTAAGTTATATGCAATACCTTGTGACCAAGTGCCAATAAAAGTTTTACCACTTGTCATTACTGTCCACTGTGGATATGGTTGTGGTGGACTTGAATTTGGTAACGTTGCTTCTAAGTCTGTAAGGAACGTTCCGCTTGAAGTATGTGTAACAATACACACATAACTTTTACCGCCGACTCTTACAATGTCGTCTCTTCGATAGTTAGTACCAGTGATCCAGTCACCTTTCCAAACGTACTTAAACCTATCTAACTTAAACTCTGCCATTTAGTTGCTCCTTAATACCCTGGTCCTGAAATATTCTCAGGGTAGTCATATCCTTCTGATATTCTCATTATAAATTGTCCGTCTGTGGGATCAATATAGTAGACTAGCGAACGTCCATCCCACCTAATCTGTGGATATCGCAAGTTTGCATAAACTACATTATGATCTTGGTCTACTCCATCTAAATAATCAATGCCTTCTTCAAAGTCTAAAAAGTTATTTGCTGATACACCAATGTCGTTAATTACTGCAACGTTTTCTTGTCCCTGAAGTTGGTCAATACGAATTAAAAATAATTCGCCATCTTCGTTTCTACGCATACCGTAAAAATATCTTTTAATAAACCCGTCTAAAACGTCTTGTGGGTTATTACCTACATAATATGTCATTACACAATCTCCACAAAGCTCAATACTACGTCAACACTGTCTGCGACACTAGCTCGAACTTGTAATTTGTTATTAGCCGCTAATATAAGTTTCTCACCTTGGTTAACAACTCTTATTGCCGTATTAGCAGGCAATACTGTATCTTTTAAATAATATCCTGCAACACTAGTATCATCAAATATAATAACATCAACATAAACAAATGATGTTGTTAAATTTGTAATACTTAAACCAATAACGGTTGCTCGCGTACTTGCATCAGTTTCATATATGTCAACCGGTAACGTACCTATTTCTTTTACTACTTTATTTTTAAATAATGTTGCCATTTTTTCTTATCCTAAACTCAATACAATTTCGAGTGCTATGTCTTCCGCTTCAGCTCTTGTTACACCTGACTGCGCACCTGCTACAGATACCCAGTTTAATCCATCCCATATTTCAACACGACCGTCAACTGAGTTATAACGCATCATACCTTGTTCGGTATATGCTATAGGTGGTCTCTGTGCTGCCGTTCCGCCTGGTAAAACCATACCATAAGTTGTACCAAACTTAAAATAACCGTTATCAGTATTTGATAACAGCGTTACAGCATTTGACGAAGTGTTAGTAATAGTATTATCACTAAAAGCAATATTATCTATCTTAACGCTACCTGTGCCATTTGCACCCAGAATCATATCTGTGTTAGTTGTAGTAGTACTTATCACATTACCATCAATAGTGATGTCATCAACGGTTACTTTTGGAGCTGACATTCTAATATTTGTTATATCAACTATAGTGTTACCTGCTATATCAAACCTAATAGTGTCGTCATTTGCGCCAGTTGTTTGTTCAGCAGTTACTTTAGTATCACCGTCTAAATCTTCTACACCGTGTAATACAATCCAGTTAGTTCCGTCATATCCTTCAAAGCGTGATAA